TCTTTTGGTTTACGCCCAATCGGACTTAACGGTGCAGGTGCAAATACTACTGGTGTGACTCAATATGAAATCGCAACTGATAATACAAATGCGATTTTTCAATACTCTCCTGTAATTCCTTTAGCTACAGGGTTTATTGATATTGTTGGAAACGCAAACGGTGGTACAGTACCTGCATTGGGTGTCTTTATGGGTGTAGAATATGTAGATAGCTCTTCAAAGAAGACTGTCTTCAAAAATTATTGGCCTGGTTCCAATAATGTCAGCGTGGATACTAATTTTCCTGTAAAGGCTTTAGTAGCTGATAACCCTAATCAGTTGTTTATGGTAGCAGCAGATGAAACTGTCACAGATCGCGCAACAGCACTTGCTGACATTTTTGCTAACGCATCCTTAGCAACAGCAACCTCTGGATCAACATCCACTGGTCGTTCAACCGCACAACTTGATATCTCAACAGCTGCTACTACAGCTACTTTGTTAATGAGAATACAAGGAATTACTACAGACGTAGCAAATCTTGAGTATGCTTCTGCTGGAGTAAACTTTATTGTTCGGTTTAATTTTCATCACAATGCGCCTGTTGCAGCTTCGGCTTCACAGACCACATCGTTGTCAACTGGTATATAAGGAGTCTAGTAAATGGCTATTTCTAGAGCACAACTAGCTAAAGAGCTAGAACCAGGTTTGAACGCACTGTTCGGTCTGGAATACGACAGGTACGAAAATGAGCATTCTGAAATTTTTTCAGAAGAAGCTTCTGATCGTGCTTTTGAAGAAGAAGTAATGCTTGGCGGGTTTTCAACAGCCCCTGTTAAATCAGAAGGTGGAGCAATTCAGTTTGATGACGCACAAGAGACATATACTGCTCGATACACGCATGAAACTATCGCTTTGGCTTTTTCAATAACAGAAGAAGCTATAGAAGATAATTTGTACGACCGTTTAGCTTCTCGTTATACGAAAGCTCTTGCTCGTTCAATGGCACAAACAAAGCAAATAAAAGCAGCGTCTATTTTAAACAATGCTTTTAGCACAGGCTCACCAATAGGTGACGGTGCAGCTTTATGTTCAGCGGCACACCCTTCTCTTTCTGGTAATCAATCCAACGTTTTATCTGTAGCTTCGGATTTAAACGAAACATCTTTGGAGCAAATGTTGATTGATATTGCAGGCATTACTGACGAAAGAGGTTTGAAAGTGGCTATTCGTGGTATGAAACTGGTTATTCCAAAAGAATTGCAGTTTATTGCGGAAAGAGTGCTTAATTCAAATCTTCGTGTTGGTACATCCGACAATGACCCAAATGCAATCCGCAATATGGGTATGTTACCTGAAGGAGCGGTTGTAAATCACTTTTTGACCGATACAGATGCATTTTTCATTATGACAGATGCGCCCAACGGTTTCAAAATGTTCAATCGTGCTGCCATTAAAACAGCTATGGAAGGTGATTTTGACACTGGAAATATGCGTTTTAAGGCTCGTGAGCGTTATAGCTTTGGTGTCTCCGATTGGAGAAGCGTTTTTGCAACACCTGGAGCATAAAGAAACTTTTCTCCGAAAGAAGAGGCCGACTTTGCAGTCGGCCTTTTTTCATGTATAGTAATTCAAGCCTTGACTGCAATTAAGCAGACACTAGCCACGACAAGGAGATTTACATGGCTAATTCAACATTCAGCGGTCCCGTCCGTTCAGAAAACGGTTTTAAGACGATTATTAAGAACTCCACAAGTGGTGCTCTTACTAATGAGATGACTTTGTCTACATATAGTACCTCTATTACAATTGCTGCCTCTGGCACTGATCATAAAGAATCTTCAATTGGCATTCCATCAAATTTTATTCCAATGGGGGTAGCTATTACTGTAACTAGTGCTGCAGCTAACGCTGTTAACATAAACGATATAGGAACTGATGCAGATACCGATGGGTTTGTTGATGGGATAAGCGCTGCAATTAACTCAACAGGTTTCAAAGGATTTTTCCCTTGTAATGGTGTTTTAGGTATGTCTGGTGGAACAACTACTGCAGCAACCGAAACAGCGGATGAGGTTGAGCTTGTGATTTCTGGTACAGCTGGTGCAGGCGGAGTTGTTGCCTTAAAATTCTTCGGTATATCCTCTGATTCACCGACTGCATAGTAGGAGAAAATAATGGCAGGTCCAGTAAAAGCTTTTAATTTTACTCAAGGAAGTAGCGCGGCTATAGTAGGCCCTGATAGATCAAGAATACGTCAGATTGTAATCTTTGCCTCTCACAGTGGTGCTTTTACTATAAAAGACGGAAGCGCAACGGGGGAAGTATTAATTACACAGACTTTTCCCACAGGATTGCATCATCTAAACATTCCTGATGACGGAATCATAGCTACAAGTGGTGCGTTTATTGATGCTTTCACTGGTTCTAGTAATCAGTTGACAATATTTCTTTCTTAGGCTTGTTATGGCAGAGCGTAAAAAAAATAATATGCCTGCTCGTAATAAAAAAAATTTCCGTCCCACTAAGTCAGGGGCGGGAATGACAAAAGCTGGCGTGGCTGCTTACCGTAGAGCAAATCCTGGGTCGAAATTAAAAACGGCTGTTACAGGAAAAGTAAAAGCAGGTAGTAAAGACGCTAAACGTAGGAAGTCATTTTGTGCTCGTTCCGCAGGACAAATGAAAAAATTTCCGAAAGCTGCTAAAGACCCGAATAGTCGTTTAAGACAAGCTAGGAAGAGATGGAAGTGTTAGCATGAAAGCAGAAGACGTTTTAAAACAACTGGAAAGACATGAAGGAGAGTGTAACAGAAGATATGCGGATATTCAGGAAAAATTAAAAAATCTTGATAACCGTATGTGGGCTGTTATGGTATTGATAGTGCTTGCGGCTGGTTTAGAACAACTTCTATGACAATTACGAGGGCAAATATGGGACATTCAATTTCAAGAGTAAGAACGGGACCAAAACCTGCAAAATTAGAAGTAACTTATATGCGTAAGGGGGGCAAGGCTAGTGCAAAGAGTAAGGGATCAAAAATATGCCCAAAGGGTAAGGCATGGGCTAAACGCACCTTTGACACATACCCGTCAGCGTATGCAAACATGGCAGCCTCAAAATACTGTAAAGACCCTAACTATGCAAAGGGTGCAAAAGGTAAAAAATAATGGGCGAACTTAAAAAGTGGCTTAAACAAGATTGGGTAAGGATAGGAACAGATGGGTCGATCAAAGGGAAGTGTGGGACATCCAAAGACAAAAAAAATCCAGACAGATGTCTCCCAAGGGCAAAAGCCAACAGCCTCAGTAAATCAGAGAGGGCTTCTACCGCTCGTAAGAAAAAGCGTGAGGGTTCTAAAGGAAAAACTGTTGTCTCTAATACCAAAGAGTCAAAAGTAACAAATTTAGCTAATGGGGGTCGTGTGAAAAGACCTTTTAAAGGTAAAAAAGTGTCGGGTACTGCCGTTGCAAGAGGCTGTGGACAAGTGATGTCAAACAGGCGAAAGAGAACAAAAGGTTCGGTGGTACAGTTTTGAGGTAATTATGTTACCAAATTTTGAACTAGAACAATCAATAATCTCTGAAACGCAAGCATGGTCAAAAACAGCTTTAGAGGTTGCTAATGAACATTTCAATGGTTTGCCTCCATGTCCTTTTGCTAAAAAAGCATGGTTAGATGATAAGGTAGGGTTTTGTTTTAAATATGAAAACCATTGGCAAGATCTGTTTTCTTTAATTTCACAATGGGACGATTCAAAAGATGTCGTTATTCTAATTGATTTTTGTTTTCTTCCTTTAAATGAAATGGATCGGTATTTAAATTTGTTAAACAAAGCTATTTCGGACGGTATTTTTATTAATAAAGATATGTTTTTGATGGGTTTTCATCCTGATGATGACGATAATGAACTATTAGAGGAGGCTGACTTTGATTCGACCATAGACGTTCCGTATGCTATGATTTTCTTACAACGACTAAGTAAGTTGCAAGAAGCATCAAATACACTTAGAATAAAAGGGTATTATAATTATGCAGAAAATTATTATAATGGCTCAAAACTTTACGAAAACAGAAAAACCCTTTTTAGGAGATTAAAAAATGGTAATGAAAAAAGCTAAAAAAATGATGGGTGGGGGTGCAGCAAAAAAACGAATGAAAAAAGCTCCCACAATGATGCGCGGAGGTGGAATGGCTAATGGCAAAAAACCACCAATGATGATGCGCGGAGGTGGTGCAGCAAAAAAACGAATGGCAAAAAAGAAGAAAAAATAAATGACCTTATCGAGTTCCACTGATTTTGAATTAGCGGTTGATGATTACATCGAAGAGGCTTTTGAACGTTGTGGTTTAGAAGTCAGAACGGGGTATGACCTTAAAAGTGCAAAAAGATCTCTTAACCTTTTATTTGCAGATTGGGCGAATAGGGGTTTGAATCAGTGGACTATCTCTCAACTTACACTTTCGTTGACTCAAGGAACTAATGCTTATAATTTAGGCGCAGATGTAATTGATATTTTATCGGTTGTAGTAAGACGAAGTGATGTTGATTTTACATTAGAGCGTGTGAGTAGAGCCGAGTATTTGAACATTCCGACAAAGAGTACACAAGGAAGACCAAGTCAATTTTTCTTAGATAGACAAATTACACCTTCTTTAAAATTATATCCTACTCCTGAAAATAGTTCAGACACCATAGTTTACAACGCTTTAACAAGAATCCAAGATGCTGACACTATGCAAAATACTATTGAAGTTCCTTTTAGGTTTTACCCCTGTTTAGCTGCGGGCTTGGCTTATTATCTTTCTATTAAAAGAGCACCTGATAGAATACAAGCTTTAAAAGCCATATATGAAGAGGAGTTTGAAAGAGCAAGTATAGAAGACAGAGATCGTTCCTCTTTTAGTGTTACTCCACAATATCAATATTTAAGAGTAAATTAATGTCAAGCTTTGCATCAGGAAAAAAAGCTTATTTTATTTCTGATAGATCAGGATTTAGATATCCTTATAAAGATATGAGAAGAGAGTGGAATGGGTCTGTAGTTGGCCCAGACGAATTTGAACCAAAACATCCACAATTAGGGCCATTTAGAAAAGTTGGGGATTCTCAAGCTTTAAAAGATGCAAGACCCGAACCAAAAGAGCCTACTGCATTTATAGTATTCTCTACCACAGGAAAAGACATTATCCCTTCTCCTATAAATGATTTAAGTGTTTTAAACACTAGCGTTGGAACAGTTACAATAACCTCAACTGTTTCTTCCTCTTCTTCAACTACCGCATCGAGTAATATTGGCACAAGTGCCGTGGGTTCTGTTGCGGTGTACCAATTATTTATAGTGACAGTAGTAGATGATGGAGGTAATAAATACTTTTTAGATGGGTCTAATCAGACAGGTTCTGCATTAACCTTGACAGAAGGTTCGACCTATCGTTTTGACCAGAGTCATAGTTCTAATTCAGGTCATCCATTAAGATTTTCTACCACTTCTAATGGAACACATGGAGGTGGTAGTGAATACACAACAGGGGTTACCACTTCTGGAACAGCAGGAAACGCAGGGGCTTACGTACAAATAACTGTTGCGGCTAGTGCGCCAACCTTATATTACTATTGTACAAACCATAGCGGCATGGGCGGTCAGGCGAATACACCATGAGTTACACTAATACAACCCTAACACAAGCGATCAAAGACTACACAGAGAATGACGAAACTACGTTCACAACAAATATACCTAACTTTATAAAAAACGCGGAAGAGCGAATCTTAAAACTTGTTGAGTTAGATTACTTCAGAAAGAATGTAACAGGAACGCTGACTAACGGAAATAAGTTTCTTGCTGTTCCAACAGATTATTTAGGTTCGATTGCAATATCTATCATTAACTCAAATGAGCATGATTTTCTGTTATTCAAGGATGTAAATTTTGTTCAACAATATGCGCCAAACCCAAACACTACAGGCATACCGAAATACTATGCTCTCTTTGATATCAATAATTTTATTATTAGTCCTACTCCTAATAGTAATTATTCTGTTGAGTTACATTATTACTATAGACCCGTATCAATAACAGCATCTGGAGACGGTACAACTTGGTTAGGTACAAATGCACCTGATGCTTTGTTATATGGAAGTTTATATGAATCTTACGTATTTATGAAGGGAGATGCAGATATTTTGCAAATGTATACGGATAGATTTAATGAGGCCATCATACGGTTAAAAAATTATGGGGAAGGTTTTGAAAATACAGATGCGTATAGAACAGGTTTACGCAGAGTTCAAAAAACATAAGGAATATATATGCTTGATTTATCAACAGGAACAGTTGGAAATGTAAATGTAATGACTTCTAATAACGGGGGTCATTCAACAGAACAGTTGACTGAATTAGCTCTTGATAAGCTCATTGCCATATCAGATAGAGCGCACCCTGCTATACAGGCGCAAGCTAGAGCTTTTAAAGATAATGCGGCAAGAATCATGTATCATTACATTACATTGGCAAGAAAGGAAGAACGTGCTACTATCGTTCAAGTGTTGGCTAATAACGGTCACAAAGATTTGGCTGAAATAATAAGGAGATTATAATGGCCCCAACTCAAGCAATGTGTAGTTCTTTTAAACAAGAATTACTGCAAGGATTACATAATTTTACAGCAAGTAGTGGTAATGCTTTTAAAATGTCTTTACACACTAGTTCTTCTAGCATTGGTGCGGCAACAACTGCATATGCAAGTAGTGGTATAGCTGAAGTGGCAAACGGAAACGGATATACATCAGGAGGAATTGCTTTAACAGAAGTTACTCCTACTTTAGATGGAACAACTGCTATAACAGATTTTGGAGATGCTTCGTTTACTAGTGCTACAATTACGGCTCGTGGTGCATTAATTTATAATGACACTAATGCAGATAGGGCTGTTGCAGTTTTAGACTTTGGTTCTGATAAAACATCTACTGCTGGTACTTTTACTGTTCAGTTTCCCACAGCAGATGCAAGTAACGCAATCATTCGTATTGCATAGGTGACAATGTGGCTCTCGTACTTGCCGATAGGGTCAAGGAAACCTCCACCACAACGGGTACTGGCACTTATACTTTGGCTGGTGCTGTTAGTGGTTTTGAGTCTTTCGGGTCTATCGGTAATGGTAACACTACCTATTATGCTTGTACTCTTGGTGCTGATTTTGAAGTCGGCATAGGCACATACACCTCTTCTGGCACTACATTAGCCCGAACTACCATCCTACAATCTAGTAACTCTGATAACGCTGTAAGCTGGGGTTCTGGTACAAAAACACTGTTCTGCACTCAGCCAGCAGAGAAAGCGGTGTTTAGAGATGCTAGTGGTCATATCATCGCATTAGATGGACGTAATCTAACTAACGTAGATGCCACTACTCTCGACAGTATAGACAGTGGTTCTTTTCTAAGAAGTGATGCGGCAGATAGTTTTAGTGGCAAAATAGATGCAACTGGCACAATAGAGTTTGCAGGGGGTACGACTTTTGACCCTTCTGGTGGGGGTTCAGGAACAGATACCGCGACTGATGTTGGAATAGCTTTAAAATCAGGAACACGTTTAGTAGGCACTAATAGTGGTTATATCAGAACTCTTTTAGATTTTACTAGTGGTTCAGCATTTCAAATTGGACAACCAAACACTTCACTCATAGCACACACTAAAATTTATGGCGGTAATAGTGGTGTTGAGTTATATGAAAATTCCAGTAAAAAGTTTGAAACAAGTTCAACTGGTGCGACAGTCACAGGAGAATTAGTAGCAACTAGCTTAGACATCTCTGGAGATGTGGACGTAGATGGTACATTAGAAGCTGACGCTATTACTTTGGGCGGTGTAGCCGTACCATCTATTAGTTCTACAAGCACTCTTACTAACAAGACTCTTACCACTCCTGTTATCAATGGTTTTAGTGGTACAGGTAATGGTTCAATCACAGGCGACCTCACTTTAACCTCGACAGATGCTGGTTCTGGAAAAGACCCCACACTAGACCTTTACCGCAATAGCTCTAGTCCTGCTTCAAGTGATGCATTTGGACACATAGATTTTTCTGGTAATAATGATGCTGGAGAAAAAACAGTCTATGCTTCTATAGAAGCTATCAATACTGGAGTAGCAGACGGTTCAGAAGAAGGTAGAGTTGATTTCAAAATAAGCGATGGTGGTGCTACCAATACAGTAATCATGTTAGGATATGATAGAGTACAGTTTTCTGAAGCTATTTTCTTAAATAATGGTAGAACAATTGTTTTTGAGGGTGCGAATGCAGATGCCCATGAAACAAGTATATCTGCCACCGAACCAACTCAAGATAATACTTTAACATTACCTAATATCAGCGGTACTTTTATTACAACAGGTAACTCAGATACCCCAACTACCACGACATCAAGTGGTGATGCAGACTTTGTTCTTGTAGACGATGGTGGCACAATGAAGAAGATCACGCCATCTAATCTTGGTATTACAAGCGGTAGTACAACAGCCGCTTTTGCAACAGCAATGGCAATGGTGTTATAATGGCACAGGACTTTGAAAGAAGCATAGCAAGAAATATAGGAACATCTGCTAGTACCTTGCGAACAGCTAATTCAGACGATGCTATCATAGGTATCAATCTTGCAAACGTGCATACCTCGCAGATACTTGTAAGTGTGTATATCACAGTCAGTAGTGCTGATTATTATATTATAAAAAATGCACCTATACCAACAGGTAGCACTTTACAGGTGTTAGATGGTGGCGCAAGAATAACCTTGGTGAGCGGAGACGCTTTGAAAGTTATAAGTAATACGGCAAGCAGTGTGGATGCGTGGATATCTGTTGTTGATGCTATAAGTACATAGGAGATGTCATGCCTTATATCGGTGGTCAACCAACAGCAAACTTTGTAGATATCCCATCCGTAGAGCGATTTAACGGAAACAACTCTACCACCTCTTTTACATTATC